TAGGTGATGTATTTGCCGGAGCGATTCTCCAGCATTACAGGGACCTTATGCTCTATCCCCAACCATTGAGTGAAGTGTTGAGTAGACTTGCTCATAGCGTTACTGCGGTAAAGTTGAGGGACTGAATCGTGATGGGTTCCGCAGAGTTCTTTGAGTTGACCATGATGGTAAACTCGTCGTTGACCGCAGCGGTGAGGTAGGCTTCAGAATAGACCGCATGGCCGTTGTCGTGGCTCATTGTAACCCCTGCCTTGCTGGATGCAATCGTATTGCCTCCCTTGGCGATGTACCAGTCAAATTCCCTGTTGTTGCTTGCCGAAAAGGTCATATTTGCAGACACCTTCAACGCAGCCCCAGCGATGCCTGTGTAGGTAATCACGCAGGTGCTTTTGTTAATCGTAAAGTTGTAGGTTGACAAAATCCCCTCATCCATTGCAATCGTCAACTTAGCGGCTGCATTGCTTGTTGGAGTGAAGTTGGTATTGGATGCAACGGTCAATGAGCCAAAACCCCGTTCCCGATTCAGGGTCGCAGTATCGGCAAGGTCGTCAAATAAACCGCCTACCCGTGCAGCGGTGTTCGCCCCAGCAGCGGTTTCGTTAGCAATGGTTGCAGCACTCGTTTGGAGTTGCGTTCTCGTTTGTACGCTCATTAGTCAAAAGTTGAATCAAAAGTGGAATCAAAGACACCCTCATCGGATGCCCCAAAGACGGTGTACTGGATGGAATTAGCGTAGGTGTTGAAGCCTATCGTTGCGGTTTGTACAAAAGCCAAGCCCGTTTCAACGACCGCCAAAGCAGCGGCAACCGTGCTATTGGTATCGTAAACTTCATATTTATACGAGCCTGTTTCAAGCGACCCCACGGCAATCTGAAATTGGTCATAGCGGTTGGTATAGTTGGAAAGGTTGGCAGATTTCAGCAGGGTGAAATCGGTCGTGGTGTTCTTTGCGATGCTTGTAAGGCGCAAGATGTAGCGGTCCCCCGTGCTGGCTCGCTCGGTCCAAGTAACCGTTATCGTGTTGGTCGTGTCAGGGTTCAGGTAAAGCATCTGCTTGTAAATGTGCGATGCCCCCGAATTTCACAATTTGCGCCCAATCTGCCTGTATAGTTCGGCCCGCTTCTTGGCGGTTTCGACCACGTTGAACTGCTTTTTGATGTCCCTCGTTAGGTTGTCAGCCAAGCCCTTACGCAGGTCGGGGTCAAGGATTAGTTGTTTGATGTACTTGTACCAGTCCTTGGGTTTGTTGTAAGGCACGAGAAAGCCGTTCTCTCCGTGCTTGATTACGTCGGTATAGGGGATGGTTTCGGATGCGATGATGGCCTTGTTCATCCACCCTGCCTCGACCACCTTCAACTCGGACTTTAGTTTGTTGAACTTGGTATCTCGCAAAGGTGCAAGAGTTACGTTCACGAAGTTGTAGCCACCGACATACGAGTAGATGTCAGCAGCCTGAATGCGTCCGTAGTTCGGGTTGTTCCCTTGGTCGCTGATTATCTTCTCGTAGCCTTCATAAACAGGATTATTGTCGTTCCAACCTCCAAGGTAGAGGCGGTACTTGCCGTCAAGGTTTGCGTCCCAGCGTAACTTCTGCATCCCCTCACGGAGCAGTTCCATGTCTTCCCCGTGCTGCGCACCACCGAACCAACCGAACTTGACGAGGTGCTTGTCGGGTTCTTCCTCCGGGTTGGGAATGAACTGCTGATACGCTTCGTAAGGCTCATTCTGCAAGATGCTCACATTCGCATTTAGAGGCCGTATGCGAGCAGCAAGATGCTCGGTGGTACAGGTAACCCAGTCAGCCAATTTAATGTGCTTACGGATGACCTCTGCGAGTTTGGTTTGATGGTAGTGGCGGTACATGATGTGGCCGCTCTCAAGGACCCAGTAATCGTCCAAGTCAAGGATGACTTTCGCCCCATATTGGGTCAGGGCTTTGTAGACGTTCTCGACTTGCTCCATGGTTCCCTGACACCAAAGCCGGCTGAACAGGAACAGATCTATTGAACGAAGCCCCTCGTCGCTGATCGTGGTGATATTCTCGACGCACACATAGTCAAACTCCGGGTAGTTGTCGCCCAAATATGCGTTCGGCATTTCAAGGCGGTAATAACTGCACCCGGTTGGATGGGCGTTGTAAACGATGCAAATCTTCATGGCCGTAAAAATAAGAAGGGCAGCCATTGCTGACTGCCCTCCCAAACCTCAGTGATGAAAACCTGATGCGAAGATACTACGAACCCGTGATTTGTGTGGCCAACGGTGTAAAAGTTGTTGACACAATCAAAAGCATTGGGTCGGGTTCCATCCCTGTCAGCGTCATTTCGTAGCCACTTCTATCTCCGAATGCAGTACCACTGCCAGCAGTTCCAGCAGTTGCCTCAAGGCCGTTCGCAGCACCCAACACCCAGTATCGATTGTTGTTGTCTTGGACGATGACCAGCAAGCGGTTGCGAGCAAGCAGGCGGAGTTCGTTGCGTACTGCGACTTGCAGTTTGTTGATGGTAAAGGTAACCTCAGGGGTGTAGTAAATCGAGCCGTTCTCGATGCTTGCGTTTAAGGTTTCGGTCAAGGATGACGTAGCCTTGGTCAAGTCGTACTCGTAGAAACCCGAAGAGAAACCCGTGAAGCCTGTAACAGTACCGGAGCCATTGGTGTTAACGGTTCCCGTAGCATTCCAGCCTTGGACGTAAATTGTTTTGATTCCACCTACGGAATCACGGCAGCCGAGGGCGTAGCCAGTTGTTAAGGAGCAGGACATATGTGTATTTGGGTTTTAAGTTTCAAGAGAACAAAAAAGTGAGGGGAGGTTTCCCTCCCCCCTACACATTAGGTCAAGCGGAAGTCAACGACCAAATCTGGCCACGCCAGTTGCACGCCTGCTTTGAAGGCTGCGATCGTCCGAACTTCGTCGTTGTCTCTCGAATAAAAGATTGAGAACTGCTCCTCGTCGGACAACAAGTCGGTTCCGTAGAAGAAGTTACCGAGGTAAGACGAAACGATGCGGTTTGTTCCAGTCAAGCCGGGGACTGCAATGACACGGACATTCGTGCCGGGATACATGATGTCCCCGTCAGCAAGGCCAGCCAAGTCAACTTGGTTATACAGGACGTTAGCGGTTGATTTGAACGCACCAATCAACGTACGGAAGTTGTCCCAACCGCAGAAGATTACGAGGTCCGTCTTGGTCAAGATGGCCTGTGGGATTTGGTTGTAGATACCGTCGAAGATGGCGATTGCGTTGCCTGTGGTGATACCAACAGACGCAGAAACCGCTCCTGTGTTACCGCTGATGGTAGAACCTGAAGCAGCGTTCAAAAGTTGGTTGACACCTGAAAAGTAAGCGTTGCCCTTCCAAATTGCGTTCTCCAAAGCCTCTGCGATACGGAGAACTTTCTGCTCGGCAAACGCCTGCTCAAAAGGAACGCCTTCGTACATTGAACCAGCGGTCAACTGGGTCTGCATCCAGTACTGCTCTAAAGCGCGAGGACACAAAGTTTCCATGACCTTCATACGGCCAACGGTGATATTTCGCTGACTGAATGTGGTAGTGCCTGAACTTGTGTAACCGCAAGCATCACCGCCTTGCAGAACTGCATCGGTGTCCATGAGGTTAAGGGCAGCAGCAAACTTGACACCAACTTGCTTGGTGAACAAAGATGCTGAACGAGCGGAGAATACCGCTTTGGTGATGAGAGGGAGCCTCTCTTGGTCGGTGTAGGTGGCTAAATTGCCAAAATTGTATGCCATGGTTAGTGGGGGGGGGTTAGGGGTTTAGTTTTTTTTGAGTGATTGTAGTGCTTGTGCGAGTGCGTTGAAGTTCTGCGAGGCTTGGGCTTTGCGTTGCTCAACGATTGCGGAACCGCTTGCTTTGGGGGCTTCGGCTGGGAGTTCGGAAACCTTCTCGACGATATCGGCCATGGTTTCAACTTGGCTTGCGAATGCGGACATTTTCTCCTTCATCTTGCCCATCTCGGCATAGGCAGCCTTGAGTTCTTCCATGATGGCTCCAAGGTGCTTGGCGACGATAGCCTCAACGACTTCGGGGGTCATGGCAGGATAGGCTTCTTTGATTTCTTCGGTAACCTCAACGGCCACTTCGGGGGTGATTTCAGCAGCAACGGGCAAGGCTTCGATTTCGGGGGTTGCGACTTCGGCAGCGATGACCTCAACGATTTTGCCTCCTTCGGTCTTGATAGTACCAACGCCCTCAACGACGTGTTCGCCATCGGGGGCAGGGAGTGTGCCGTCTTCGGCTACGACGTAAACGGCAGTCCCGGCAACGAGGTCCCCGTCAACACGGACAACCGTGCCATCGGTCAACTTGTAGTCAGCGAAGGACTGTTTTTGAGTGCTGAATTTGCGAAGTTCACTTCGCAGGGATTCGATTGCGTTTTTCAGGTTCATAGTTGATTGGATTTGTAGGTGGGGGTTAATTGTTGCAAAAAAGCGGTTAATTCGTCAGCAAGGCCAGCGAGTGCGACCTCCAGTTCGGATTCGGTTTTGTCCATTCCAAAAAGCCCTTCAACGGAGAAACCCCTGAACAGGTTGCGGTTGTCCCACACTTCGTCGTTCTCTACCTTGAAGGAACCGA